TCACATGATCGAAGTCGAATTACTGTTACTTGGAAATTTTTTATACAGCGTCGAGAGTCCTACACCGTATTCCCGCGAAACTTCCCTGTGAGTCCTGCCTGACTTTAACGCCATACCAAAGCGGTCCCAGTGCTCGTCTGTAAACGTCGGCCTGCGACCACCATAGCGCCCTTTGGAGCGTGCAACTGCCAGACCTGCCAGAGTGCGCTCGCTGTTGAGATCAGATTCATACTGCGCCGCCGAGAGAATATTGCGGAAGTTGTAGCGACCACTGGCGGTTTTGAGGTCCACACCATCAGTAATCGAGCGAATATTTACATTACGGCTGTGTAGTTCGTGAAACGTCATCAGAGCATGCAGTACATCGCGGCCAATGCGGTCAAGCTTCCACAGCACCAGTTCATCCCCCGGTTGCAGCATAGCCACAACCTGACGCAGGATGCGGCGTTTGGTATTACGTCCGCTGGCCTTCTCTTCGAAAATTTGCTCACAGCCAGCTGCCTTCAAAGCGATCATCTGCATCTCGGTGTCCTGGTGGTTTGAGCTTACGCGTGCATATCCAATAATCATCAGTCTTACCTCTGTCGTTGAGATAAAACCAGGTTAACAAATTCGACTTTTTCTCAAATAACCCCGGCGACGGAGAAAAATAAATACACTTTAATGGCGTAAAAAAGCCCTGGTGAACAGGGCTTAAATCGGCGTTCTACCAAAGGTTCGTTTCGAACCGAAGGGGTGGCGGCAGAATATGAAGGGCGATATTGCTTAGATGGAAAAATAGCAGGCCTTGCTGATGTAGATTGTTACAGCAAGACCTGTATGGCCTACACCACCGGGGGAACAGGCCAGTTGATGTCTGGTGCGCTGGAAGTATCTACCGCTTCCAGTGCTTCGAGGTAGTCCAGCCACAGATTGTACTGCGCCAGTTCGTCGCCCTTCAGTCGACCAATTGCCGCCTTACCGGGCCATTGTTTTCTATTCATGAAATCGTTGGCGGCATCTATTCGACTCTGGCGCTCATTTTCAGCAGCAGCAATTAAATCCTCTTTTGTCGGCGGTGGAATGTCTACCCATGATGGATTCCCGTTACTATCTGGTGCTCTCATTTTCCCGGCAGGTGGATTCTGAAATGAAGCAAAAGTATCGTCATCAACCTCAACGCCATGTTCAGGCCATGTTCCAGATGATTCATAGTCAGCCTGAAGGATTAGCGGATAAAATGCATTAGTACTTGCATCATATAAATATGTATTCATCTTAATATCCTATTGCAAACCAGTTACATGAAGTAGACGTGGCAAGAGCCCGAATGGTTGTATTTCCACGAGTAACGCCACCAAGAGCACCGGCATAAAAAGCGGTTCTTGTAATGTTATTGAGCTGCCAGAGTGTCATAGACAGACCGCCATTTGAGTCGTGCTCACCAATATGTAAAACCCCTGTTGGGAATGGGATTGGTAAGTTAACCAGAACATCAGGGCTGGATGGCGTGGCTGCTGTTGATGTTCCCTGCTGAATGATTAGCCCGTTTGGCAGTTTAGCCCATCCATTGATAGCCAGTTCCGCAGAAAAGAAACTCATGTCAGGGATCTGGTTTGCGCCGTTCCCGACCGCTCTTGTTGCGGCAGAACCAAGCCCGATGCTACTTCTGAATGCGGTTTTATCAGGGATGTCATTACCATTTTGGTTCTTCTGCATCGCCCCAGTGATACGGCTATCATCACCCGCAGCAACAGTTCCAGACACAGTGCCGACATTTCGTGTAGCGGAGTTTCCTAGCCCAAGACTGGTCCTTGCCCCCTCAGCGTCTTTAGCTCCCGTCCCGCCAAACCCCAACCCCAAAGGCAATGCACCAGCAGGGGAATTGGTTGAATATGCGCCCCAGACACCGTTTTGAACGAGAATGTAGCTTTTTTTATCCGGTGACCAGATTCGGGTCTCATTCGTGTCCTGGTCGAATCTTTCTAAACGAAGCTTTGAGAGAACGCCTGCGGCGTCAGTCTGGGCAAGCACTTCTCTGGCGAACGCTGTCAGGGCAGTCATTGCGACAGTATCCTTACCGTTAAAGTAAGGCATCTTATCTGCGGACGTTACCAGGGCAGCAATTGCGGTCAGAAGCGGGCTTTTAGCGGTCGCTTTATCTTTGATCGCGGCTTCGATAGCTTTCTGGAGCTGACTGAGGTCTGCTTTATCGGGCGCGATGCCGTAGGCGCTCAGGAAGTTCAGTAATTCTGCCTGAATAATGTTGTACCAGTCGGCACCCGGATAACTGGCAGGTGTACCGCCACCGCCTTCAGTGAACCAGCGCGGTGCAGAACTCTGTACCGTGCCGACGGGCGGCATTGCAGAAACGCCGCTGTTATTATCTAAATGGAACATGACACATTCCTTTTACTGGTAGATATAAATGAATACCTGATGTGCGGGTTTGTATTTATCAAAGAGGCATTCAAGTACGCCGCCTGAATAAACACGTAAAGGCGTCAGACAATTGTCCAGCACCGTCGCATTCCGGTAGTCGATATGGTTTTTAACGATAATATGGGATGTAAAACGCCCGTAATTTTTGCGCAGCCGGGTCCGGCAATTATCCAGACAGGTTGCATATGCGCCGTCGCTGAATGACTCAATCTCAATGTCGAAGCCATAACGGGCAGCGAGATCGATATAGAACTGACGGTTCAGACTGCCAACCATACGGTACTTTTCTGCCGCAGCGGTGCGACGTTCTTCGACCGTCTGGCCAGCACTGGTACAGTCAGGCAGGCCCAGCCATTTTTCCCAGTCCTCCAGCAGAATCGTGCTCTGGTCCGGGAAACGTTCAGTCAGCACAGTGGCAATGCTGCCAGCGTCACGTTCAGGTGAATCCGCCAGCGCACCACTCAGTTTTGCGAGCGTACTGTCTGAGTCCTTGTTCCAGGCCAGCCCGGTTGGCAGCAGTTGTAAAAAAACGCGCTGGTAGGTGGTCATGCCCATGTTATTTCACCCGGAACCAGTAATTCAGTTTTATCGGAATAAACCGGCGCAGTGGGATGAATTAATTCAAAATCAGTCAGGGACTGGCTGGCAGCAATAACCCGCAAAACAGAGGACGGGTTAATTGTTCCTCCCGGTTCGCATTTATTATAAAAAAGCGCATTAATGCCGCGTGTAATATCCGCCTTTAATACTTCTGTTTTGGGCGCTATTTTGATGGTCATATCCACCCGCTTTAATGTCGGGGCAAATACCGTGACTTCCGGTCCTTCCGGCTGGCCTTCAATGATACCCGTCACCGGATTAGGATGACCGGCGATATAAGCGGCCACACGATCAAGGTCGGTCTGGCCGGGAACAATGCCGGCATTACCATCCATGACAAAGGTCACACCAACTGTGCCCGGCCCCTGCCATGTCGGCTGACACCATGCGCGGGTGACACCGGCGCATTCACGCGCCCAGCGTTCGTAATCATACCGATTGCCGCCACAGGGCGGGTGCTGTGCACGAAACTCCAGCCTTGCGAGCAGTTCTGAGACAGACTCAATATCACTCCCGCCGGTAAGCCCGTTCACGGCAACGGCCTGAGCGCCCACCCCGGCAACAGGCGTCACCAGCGTCAGCACCGTGCCCGGTGCAGCATTCCCCGACGCGCCGGCAACCACCGCGACCACGGGGACCGCAGTCTCGCCCGGTGTTGTCACCGTCATGTCATTTTCCAGGAGATAAACCGTATTATCGCTGCGCTGCCAGCGGGTATTTTTGGGAATGACGCCGGGAGCGTTCACCTGCACAGAAATATTATCCCCGGCAGGCGTCGGCTGTTTACGGCGAACACCCCAGAACTGACAATGTTTCAGTAATTCGGCTTCGTCGGCATCCCCCGGAATAATCTGGCGGTACACCCATGACAGATGTTCATGTAGTCCTGCGTCAAGCCCGGCCTGCGCATAGGCGAGAACACCCAGTACCTTTTCCTGATGTCCGGGGACAGAACCATTTAAGCGCTGCTGAATATTATTTTCAGCGCGGGCAATTAATTCTGAAAGTCCTGGGGCTTTATAAGGCATGTTAAATTCCGTTAAATTGCGATTTAAACGTGTAAGGCATCACCGCACCATCAGGTAGCGTCAGCTCAATATCCAGTTGCAGCCAGCCTGATACCGGCTGACTGGCACCCACGCTGATTTTTTTCACATGCTGTGCCTCTTTAAGCCACAGCAGCGCTTCAAGGGCATAATCTGCCGCACGATCCAGTACAGACTGGAGCGTCTTCTCCCGTGATAACAACCAGAGGCGGGAGCCGATGGGACGGGCACGAAAACTGTCCCCCCACCATCCGCGACGTTCTGTATCACCGCCCGGAATATCATCGGAATCCAGCGCCCGGCGGTCGGTGAAAAGCGAAATAATGACGTCGTTCGTCAGGCTGTCGTCGGACAGCATATCTGCGCCGTTCTGCGCGATATCGCCCCGGCCGTCCGTCCACACAATGGCAAGGTCGGTCATTTCATTGGCCCCGTTGTTCCGCCACCGTCGCCGTGCTCGTCGTGGGTGTGTTTGACCGTACTCTTTCCACCGAGGATGGCATCTGGTGCAGTGAAAATACCTTTGGATTCTGCTTTCCCTTTGACCAGCAGATTTTTATCTACCTCAATATCGCCGGTAAATCTGGCAACTGGCATGTCAAACAATCCACGTTCATCTGCATATACCTCAAGTGTTTTGCAGGTGACGATGGCACGGCCGTCCTTCGTCAGGCGGATGCGATGCCCTTCATAGTGGTAAATACCGCTGTCACCGGCAACCAGTCCGGTTGGACGGTAGCGACGGTCTTCGACCACGACCGCAACGGCTGAGTCCGTATCCCCGCCAAGGCTCAGGACAATAGCCTCAGCCCCGGCCAGCGGAACGCTGAACTGGCCGTAGTTCTGTGGGCGCTCCACGTCGTCCAGCGGTTCATCGTCCAGACTTGTCACCTGAAGGTTCTGCTCTTTGAGACTGTCATTAACCATCGTGATGACCGCCCGGCCAATCATCAGCCTCAGCCGGCGCATAACCGGGGCAATGAGACGGGAGAATGCCTGTTCACTCATGGGCGTTTCTCCGGGTGTTTGCGGTAATACTCTTCCGCCAGGGCATCAATGCCGCTTTTATCCTCGCCCTTCGCGGACTTCTTCGTCTTGCTGTCAGGTTCAACGGGAACCAGCCAGCCATCACGGGGCGTCAGGGTCAGTGTGGTCATGACGCCGGTCCGGTCGTCCAGCCCAAGCACAACCTTGCTGACCAGCAGCGGGCCGGTATTCATGCTGAACTTACTGGCGTCGATATCTACCAGCAGGTTCGGCATCCACAGGGAACCATCACGGCGCAGCCAGCCATCGACCCTGGCCTCAAAGGTGCGGGACTTCGCCAGACGCCGGCGCATCTCACGCACGGCACGTCCCTCGGCGCTTTTAGCGTCAGTCTTACTGTCGGCAAGAATGATGGTGGGACGATAACGTTTGATCTCGCTGTCTTTCACCTGGCCTTTCTGGCTGGCGATGCTTTTGGCGTCCTGATCATCGCCCGTTTTACCGCTGGCCCGACCATGTCCCACCACCAGATATTCGCTGAAGCGGTCCCGGTTATCCTCGTCATACTCCAGCTCAAGGAGGTTTTCCCCCAGAACAAGCCTGTCGCTTTGCGTGTCATCGGCGCGGGTAAACACCAGGTCTCCACCGGCATTGCTGGTCATCAGGACACCACGTGCCCGGCTGGCGCGGCCCAGTGCTTCGTAGACGGTTTCTGAGTAGTCCAGGGTGAATGTGGTAAAGGGGGCTGAAGATTCTTTGTCCGTCAGTTCCCACAGGACTTTCACGCCATAAGGGGCGCACAGGTCGGCGGCAATCTGCGCCAGCGTCCGGTTTTTCCACTGCCGGCCCTGATACACAGCGGCGCAGTCAATCAGATCGGCGGTTTTATCGCGACCGGTGATGGTGATAGAGAGGGAGTCGGACGTCATGCTGCGGCGACGTCCGTCAAGATAACCGGTAATGACCGTCTGGCCGTTGATGGTCAGCGTGAAGGGCTGACCCGGTGAAAGGGATGAAAGGTCAGTGTCTGGCTGCACGTTCACGCCGAGATCGAAATAGCCGGACAGGGATTCAATGGAACGGTTAATGTTGATCGTCGTCCATCCGGCGAAAATCTTTCCTGCGGTGCGCAGCTCAACCACATCAGCCATCTAATATCTCCAGCGGCACACCACCCGGCATAAAGAGTGGATTGGGAATACTGTTACGGCGACCCATACGCTGCCAGTAAAGGCTGTCGCCCGTTTCACGGTAGAGTGCCACCAGGGCCGGTTCGGTCTGGCCCAGGCTGACGGACCGCACATCCGGCAGATGAATGCCGCGTGTGCGCAGGTCGTTCACCACCACCAGTCGGAAAGTGGCAAGCGTCAGACTGCCTGTGACAAATCCGGCATCAGAGGCAGAGACGATACTCGCATCAAGCTGACTGCCGATTTCACTGGTGACTCTCTCAATATCAGCCTGACTTTCAAACAACGGATACATGGCAGTCAGGCCCGTATCATCAGAGCCTAGCGCGACAGACGGGGTGGTTGAGATTCCGGTATCTGAGTCCCTGCCGGGGAGTGTGGCTTTTGATACAGAGCTGGAGGACGTGGACGTGGTCAGTTCGGGGGTACGGCTCAGGCCGGTGTCGGCGGATAATGCCGCCGTCAGAACGCCGGATGCGGCTTCGGCCTGGCTGGTCAGTGTGGCAACCGTGGCAACATAATACAACGTATTTATGTTAGCGGAAGCCGCTGCATCAAGATGTGACGTATCAGTGCCTGACTGGCGGCGCCTGAGCATGACACCAAGACGTTCATAGGCCCGGAATGCTGAACCGGAATCGGTGACGTCAGACAGCCCGGAAAATGCCCCCAGCAGGTTAGCGCCAAGCAGTGCCGGCGCGTTAATCATCCCCTGCACGGAGCCTTTGACCTTAGCCACGGCAGAAAGCAGACCATTCACTGTGCCCATTACGCCGGCGTTTTCAATAACCCCGGAAATATCATCAAAGATGCCACTGATGGCATCAGCAACTGCAATGGCACCGTCGGTGGCTTCCTGGACTGTCTGCCATGCACCACTCAGCGTGTCGCCCAGCTCGCCAAACAACGAATTTTTTTTATCAGATACCGCCGCAGCCGTGTCGGTACTGGATTCCGGGGCATTATCTTCCGCAGCCGGATACACCGTGATGGTGAACTCATAATAGTCCAGGTCATCGGCGGACTTCCGGCATTCAAAGCTGTCCACAAGGACCTGAAGCGTACCAAAATCCGGGTGAGTCAGCTCACCTGCGCCGGGAGCCTCCAGCGCTTCAATCAGGTTGTCTTTTTCGGTTTCAACATTTTTACCCAGCAGGCAGACGCTGAACGTCCGCTCACGGAGTTTGCGGCCAAGGTCAATTGCGCCGCCGGCATCGCGCATCGGATACTCACGTTTGACGATACGACGTCCGCCGCTTTGTTTCTGCTCCCGGTAAGTCAGGAACGGGACGTTGCGAAAGGAGCCAACGCCATCAACGCGTTTATTTTTCAGGCCCATTGAATCACGGACGCTGTTAATACTGGCTACTGTGCTTTCAAACATGGCTTATTCCGTCAGTAAGGGTAAAGGTTCTGGCCGGTCCATACGTTCATCCCCATGCCATCTTCCTGAATGTTGGTGCTGGTGATTTGCAGGCCATCTGCCAGCTGGATTTTTAGCTGGGCCTGTGCGCTGACTTTCTGTTCCGGGGGCGGCGTCTGTTGCTCCGGGTTATCATTTTTGGCGGTGAACTCGTTGTACACGTTGCCCAGCCAGCCGCCCAGATAGTCCCCCAGTACGCCACCCAGCGTTGCGCCGGCCACCGTACCCAGTGGACCCAGCAGGGAGCCGACGGCACCACCTGCCCAGGCTCCGGCCGTTCCGCCCACCGCAGAGCCTTTTTCTTCCGTCGAGGCGGTTTCATCCATCAGCGTCGGCACCATCATTGCGCCGGCCATCAGCGGACCACCGAGGCGGGAGAATACTTTGCCTGCACCACGACCCAGCCAGCCAAGGGCCTGACTGCCTTTAGCTACCACACGGCCAATGGCACTGCCGGCAAGCCAGTTACCGGCACCTTTGATGGCGGAGCCGGCACCGGACAGCATGGAGCCGGCACCACTGAATATGCGGGAGAACAGACCGGCTTTGGCTGCGGCCGGTGCTGCTGACGGGACCACCGGTACGGTTTTACCGCGTCCACGTCCGGGGCCGCGTTTACGTTTGCCGTTGCCGGCATAGACATCGCCGCCCCCGCCGAACGACCCCGGCCAGTTGGTGACGAAGACCTGTTGAATGAGCGCCGGATTAGACAATACCGGCGGCATACCCGGCACACCGGGCTGATTACGGCCGCGCATCCAGCGGTAAGCCCGGTACGGCGAGGTGGCAACCTGCCAGGTCGGGCGCATGATGGCACCCCCGATACGCAGGGCTTTATTGGCAAGCCAGATACCGCCGATCACTTTCGCCATCGTCTTCAGGCTGACGATGTTCTCATCCACCCAGCTGAGGGCATTTTTCCCCATTTGCAGGACACGCCATGCCTGGTCGGCGGCGCGTTTAATGCTGATAAACGCCGAATTAAACTTGCCGGCAAGGTTATCCGTCAGCTGGTCAAGCTCACTGACACCATTTACGCCGGGCTTGCTGATACGGTCATACCAGCCGAGCACGTCACGCAGCTGGCCCTTCAGGCGCTCAAAGGGGCCTTTATTCATCAGCTTATCGGCAAAGTCCTCCCAGACATCGCCCATCTGCGCCGTCAGCCCCGTCCAGCTGTTCATCGCATTTTTCTGGGCACCTTTAGATTCTTCCTGAAGTGCCTGAAATAATTGAATAATAGACTTAATACCAAGTTGGCCTTTTTCACCCGCTTTACGAACTTCTTTAATATCCTTATTCCATCGGTCCGCCAAAACCTGATAAACGTTAATACCGTAGCCTGTCAGCAGGTTGGCATCCGCAGCAGTGATCTGCTGACGGGAGAACATCTGTTTGAGCTGAAGAGATGCCCCCTGTGCTGCACTCAAATCCCAGCCTTTGAGCGCCCCCTGATCCTGAAGCATGGTGATGAAGTTTTTAGTCTCTCCATCCGACATACCGAATGCTTTTGAGCTAATGAACTCCTGCATGACCCCTGTCAGGCCCCACGTGGAGTCTTTGGCATTCTGAATAGCCCATTGCATCATTTCGGTGGCATGCTGTTGATTACCTTTATAAAGGGAATTCATCGCAATGCGCTGATTCTCACGGGTTGAGGCAATGCTGATAAAGAGCTTATTGGCGGTATAGCCCAGACCGGCAACGGTGGCCCCGCCTGCGGCCAGCATCCCGAACGTGCGGGTTGCGCTTGAGCCAAGGCGGTCGATGGAGCTGGATACGCTGACAACGGAGGTGCGTAACCCGCGCATGGCCGTCTGGCTGCTGCGGGCCATTGTGGAGATATTCCCCGCGAACTGGCGGGAGCGCTGGGCAATGTTGCCCATTAAATCAATGATGATTGAGGCGCGTAATTGCCCGGCCATGATGATTACCTTTTGAAGAGTTTTTCAGCCTGCTGGCAGTGTCGGAAAAGGCGGGACAGAGGAAGGGATAAGGCCCATTCTGGGCCTCCTTTGAGCATGACGCCGACCGCTATTGCCGCCTGTTCAATCTCATTCCGACACTGCAACCACTCGCCCCCGGTCTGGTGTCATTCCCGCTGCTTTCGCCATGTCGCGCAAATCTGTTGCCAGTGACACGCGATGGAAATCACGCTGGGACAGTTTTTTCAGTAACAGCAGTGTCAGCGGACCGTTAATCACACCCACCTTAGCAATCTGCCGGCGCAGCATTTCAAGACCCATCTGCGACGGGGAACTCACCAGTTGCGGCCCATGACGGGTTTCCACCACACGTTCGGAGGCGAGCTGGGCATCAATGATGTCGCCGGCCGTCAGCTCACGAAAGGTAATGTCATACTGCATTTCCATCTCATCGCCCTGGCCGAACGGCAGGCCATCGAGCAGGCGGAACGTGCCATGTTTGAGTGCGGACAGGATCTCCTGTTCAAGCTGTTGGGCTTCTTCAGCCAGCTGTTGTTGTTTATCGTCGTTGTTGATGGTTTCCATGCTGACTCCTTACGCAATACGTTTGCTGGTTTTGGATGCAAGTTTGATGGTGATATCACCGTCGCTGTTCTGTGGATCATCGGTCTGCCAGGCGTTCGGCATCATCCAGGATTCCCCTGTATCCGCCCGAAACTCCGCCGTGATATCCGTCCAGTTCATGATCTCATCCAGGCCGATATCCCCCCCGCCCGGAATCTTGCATTCCAGCGTGGCTTCACGCGGGGCTGACTTATAGCCATACACCCGGCTTCCCTTGACGGTTTCACGTTTGTCACCGGCCGGGGTGAATGACGTCCCGGTCAGTGTCTCCAGTTCGCGGCCGTTGACGTAAATAAACGCGACGCCCTGACGTTGATTTCCTGACATGCTTCCCCCTTAGAGAATGAAGCGGATCTGTTCTGCAAAGATGCGGAACTGGTTAATAAGGTTCGGCCCGGCCAGAACATCGACGCGGTCACGATCATTTTTGTTGCGAACCACGTACAGCTCGTCTTTGAAGGTGGTGAAGTCCTCCACAAGGCCCGCAGTTTCCCACTCAGTAAACAGGGCCAGCAGCTCGGTTTTAATGGTCGATGGCGTCACGACAGGCTGACCCGGCGCGAAGTTCGTCCCGTCATCAGCCAGTTTGTGACGCGGGAATTTCTGCGTGATGCGCACGCGCGTTGAGTAGCGCAGATAACTCAGTGTGGCGATGGTCTCGACGTTCAGATAAGACGGGTCAGGGTCGCCAAAACTGTTGGTCCGGTACGTGGTGATAAGCCGCTCAATCTGAACCTGCCCGCCATCATTGACCGTGAACGTCGAAATGCCGTCATACAGCAGGCTGTTGCGCTCCTCCCATTTGAACCGGGCCGTTTCTGACGGCGGCATCAGGTCAGGAATCACCAGCGTCTGTAAAGGACGGGCCGGGTCAATGCTCAGGGACGCCGCCGCAATGGCCGTCAGTGAAGCACTCCAGACATAGGACGGTTCCGGGGAAGAAGGCACGCCGAGGCAGCACAGAAGATGATCGTTACGACTCTGTCCGAAGGTGGTGATGGCTCCCAGCGTCCCGTTAAAGCAACTGAAGGCAACGCCATCCGCCTGATTGACAGGTCCCCAGCGCTCCTGAAGTTCGGTACGTAACAGATTGAGGTTGGTCGGATCCAGATACGGCATGACCAGGAATTTAAACTGAAGGTCACCCATTGCCGCGATGGACTCAGCCAGGTCAGGGTTACTGTTCGTGTCCGCAGGATACGTGACCGCTGCCACAATACCGCCCGGCGTCATCTCCTGATCATAATAATTGAAACGCACGTCGGTAATACTGCCCCGACCAGTAAACCGGGCCGTCAGTTTGACGTCGGCATGAGTCGGGTCGGCCTTTTCCCCGCCTGCATCGGGCACAACCTTTGCCGTCACAGGTAAATCAGCTTTGGCATTAATCAGCTCCGCCAGACGGGTCGCAATGTCGGCACCTTTCTCGCCAGCTCTGACGGTGGCAGGAATGCGCACGCCGGCAACATAAGTGACAAGCGTCCCGTTTTCCGTCGCTGTTCCGCTCAGACTGATGGAAGCTGCATCAGCGCTGCCTGTACCGGCTCCCTGCGCAATACAGTATAGCTCCGCGACCCGGTTCTTTTTCAGAAACGCTTTTGCCATCAGGTGGATCATGGAACCCGGACCAAATGCCGCAGCGGCCTGTGGGGCGGAGTAAATACGCACCAGTTTATCGGCAGGCTCTGTGCCTACCTGTTTACTGTCCACGTCAGCAGAACGCTGACCGAACATCAGAACACGCTGACGCGGGGCGGGCGTACCACCCACGGCGTTGCTGTTATTGAACTCGATATACGCCAGAGGAACCCGGATTTCATTCGGGATCTGGTCAAAAGAAATGTCGCTCATTTCGCACCTTTTTTCACAGTGGCCGGGGCTTCAGCGGGGGCAGATGCGTCGGCGTTGACGTCGTCCTTAACCAGCACCACATCACCGTCAGCCAGACGACGGGTCCAGTAGCTGATACGGGGCTTGATTTCGCCGGCTTCCGCCAGCGGTTTCATGGTCTTCGGATCGCGGACAATCCGACCCGGAGCGGGCTTAATCTTCAGTACGTCGCTCATGATTTTTTCTCGTTCACGTTGATGTGTGCCTCAAACGGCGCTGTGCCATCCGGTTGTTTCCATGTCTGCCAGTGGCGCTCATAGTCGTCCAGCGAGCTGAGATCGACGTCGCTGGCGATTGGGGTACGACCGCTGAAATACAGGCCATACAGGGCACAACCGGCAGCACCCTGTGCATCCGTGTACAGGTTCTGGGCTTTGGTCAGTTTCATACCCGTGGTGGGACCAAATGTTTTCCAGTTAATCCCGGCGACCAGACGCTCAATAATCTGGTAAATCCCCAGCCGATCTCCCTCGCGGCCGTTCAGCATGCTGGCGCAGACATAAAACACCCAGCGACTCTCAACATCTCTTGCCGTGCGGCCTTCACCACACCCCAGCCAGGCCAGATACACGGCAGGTTCGCTCAGGAGCATTCGTTTAATCGCCACGTCATCCCACGTTCCCGGATGGGTGTCGATATCGCGCAGAGTCTGCCCGAACAGGGATTTCACCGTGTCCAGCAGCGCGGTTTCGGTTTTGCCGATCATCAGATAAACCCCTGTTGTTTTCGGGAAAAGACGGACGGATCAGAGACGACCTCCACCAGGTTCTCTCCATCAGGTGACGCGCCGGCGGTATCTGTACCGAGTGGAATTTTTCCGTCTCGCACACCTTCCAGCCATCGGATGGCGTCCTTATAGCGCTGCGTTGCCTGGTCTGTGGCCCGGACATCATTAAGGTAATACCAGGCAATCACACCACAGACCTGCGGGAGGGTTGCCGGGGCCACTGTCAGCGGCAGGGTGTAGCGGGCAACGATATAGCTGTCCATCAGCGCCGTGGCATCCGCCAGGGCTTCATCAATAATGCCGTCATCAGGCTGACCATTATCCGTGCGGGTTTTGGTCAGCAGATCGAGATTGCGGCGCTGATAACGTTTCACCATGTCGGCAACAGTGGCATAGCTCATTACGCATCCCCGCCCGGAGTAGCGAGCGCCACATTCAGCTGTTCGCCGGAGATGGTTTCACCCAGTGCTGCCGACACTGCGGCAACACGCGGTTTGCCGGCCGTCGTGAAATGCTCCGCACTGGACTTATCCAGACCCGCAACCGCCAGAAGAATGCGCTGATTCAGCGACGATTCATTCAGAACGTCGGCCTCTAACTCACTGCCCAGGCCCACGTTGTCCACGGTCCCTGACTCTTGCGGGTCCGGTGCTGGCGAGCCAGATACGATTTTGAGGACGCTGTCGCCTTCGAGAATGCGAACCTGCGCTTCGGTGACACCCACCAGGTGGTTTTCACCACGGGTGAACGGGATGCCGGCACGGCGGTAAACGTTCCGGTAACATTTGACCACCAGGTTGAAAAGCTGACTGCCAGCTGCTTCGCGAGCCGGTGAAACACCATCAATATCTTGTTCAAATGCTTCTGACATGACATGGATCCTCCCTTCGGGTCCACATTTAAAGGGAAATTAAAGGCGGTAATAACCGCCTTTAAACGGGGTTTACAGGTAGTCAGCCACCACCAGTTCCAGCTTGCCGGCCATCTCGTTGCTGACCGTACCGTTCTGACCGGCAATCAGCTCACGCTCCAGCAACTGCACAGCCGCTTTTTCCAGCGACGGCGGTACAACCAGATGCGTCGGCTTAATACCCATCGGACGACCACCGTCCGCCTTAAAGGAACGCATGGAGGTCCAGCCCGTCCACAGGTTGTCGAGCGTCAGGTCAGCATTCATGGCAAAGGCCATTTGCCAGAAGCCAAAACCAACAGCACGACGGCAGCTTGCCCCAAATAAAAACTCGTTATCCGTGAAGACATGGTCATCATCGATACGGGTTTTCGTGACCAGCTCAACCTTACGGCGGTCCTGGAAGATCAGCGGCTTGATAACACGGGAACAGTCCAGCAGATACCACGGCGTCCCGGTCCACTCCCCGGACTGTTTGAAGACGTTCGCAACAGACGTCGCCGCGCCGGTCCCGTCAGCAGAGGCATAAACTGGATGGTCCGTATCAAAGAAATTCTGGCCGTCGTAACAGGCCTGGTTAAAGCCGTCCTTCAGCAATGCAAAGATAAGTTCATCAGGTTGTACGGCCGCAGAACGCCCCAGTTCAGCAAACAGCGGACTGTAGACACCGAGATTGTCATCCTCAAAATCATCGCGGGAAATCCCGACCGTGCCCTCATAGGTTTTGTTGTCGATGACATAACCGTGCGCGGCCATCTGTTTAACGACACGGGCACCGACCCATTCGCGTAACTGCGGCGCATTACCGAGCCAGCCATAGGTGTTGGATTTGGAAGACGACGGCACGGTCATCGCAATTTTCGGGTACTGCGACGGTGCGCCATCAAGGCCACCCTGAAAATCCTTACGAAAGGAGGTCATCAGGGCTTTAATGGAAGCTGGGGTAACGATCATTTATCGTCTTCCTCTTTGAGTTTCTGATATTCGGCATCAGACATGCCGAGTGCTTTGGCGGCGGCTTTCTCGTCCGCAGACAGCGCTGTCAGGCGCTCTTTACGGGTATCAGGGATGCCTGTCGTGGTGGTCTGAAGGGCCGTCAGTGCCGCAATCGGCTGTTTGACTTTCAGCTGTGCCGACAGCGCTGCCACACCAATCTGCCCGCCGAGTTGCTCAAGGTAACCACGCTCAGATTTGAAAATACGACCGTCGCGTTCGGCTTCATCCAGAACGGCGCTCAGGGATGCGGTGGAGTGCTCCCCGGACAGCTCTGCCATTTGCTGGCGCAGGGCATCATAGGTTTCAACCGGCACATATTTAGTCAGGTCAATCTGAGCCGGACCGGCTTTGGCAGTGGTCAGTTCAGCGCTGAGCGCAGTCACCTGCGTACTCAGCTCGTCATGTTTGTCCGCCTTACCCTTCAACAGATCAAACGCCGTCAGCGCAGCGGTGGCCTGCTCGTCGGTGATATCGGCATTCTCAGCCAGGGTGATACCGAGTCGCGCCAGCAACTGGCGCAGGTGTTCATTCATGGGATGTCCCTCATGTGGGTTGGGTTTTTCATAGAAGTTGGCCGCAAGCGCTGTAATCTTCTGCATCCCCGTCGCACCGGGGTCATTCGTCAGCGCCGCCATTCTCAGCAGCGTTGGCTCACCATTGGCGTTGTAGGGGAAAACAGGCGAAAGAAAACCGTACTCTTCATTGTCGATGTACTGACGGGCGGCGGGTGTCAGACGTGGTTTAATGAAAAGGCCCTGGTTCTCGCGCCACTGCATTTCGTCAGCGTTAAACCAGCCGGCTGCTTTGAGTTCATCGGGAGACAGACCTTCGTCTTTGCGTAACTGGTTATGTTCGTAATCAATGAGAACGTCCTGACCCAGCGCCCGGACGCCGTCAATCAGACGCGCGGCAATGGCCGCATCCATATACCAGCCATCAGCGACGTCGAACGGACGACCATCACGGGCACGAAAACGGCCCGCTTTGAAAAGCTGCATCCAGCCATCGCTGTCGATGGTGGCGGCGAGAATGGCAATGCCGATTGAGGAGGGTTTTGTTTTCATGGTCCGCTCATGTCTGAATAACGCCGGACCATTTTTACGTGCGCAAACAGACACCGGGGATTCCGGTATCTGACTGAAAATGAGGGTGTGAGGGGAAAACGAAGCGGGAGGAGGAACGGAACCACGTTTAAAACACGTTTAATTCTTTCACCACGCGTTTAAAAGAATTTTACCGTGCCATTGAGTGCCTGACAGTGTATTACGGTTTTAAGGCCGTTTCAGCGCGTTTTTTAATGGCGGCGTAGATTTCCTTTCTGCCGACCTTATCCAGTCCCATATAAGGACGGGCTTCCAGTACCGTATAACGGGCCTTGCCACCCCACTGATGGATAGCTGCGTAAATCATTGGCGAGCCAATCAGCGCCCAGTCCGGGCCATAATCCGTGGTAATACTGCGGGCCAGATCGCCGTTCAGGGTCAGAATGGAGCCAGGTATATAATTATGCTTTTCGCGCCACGCCAGATACGGATCGCTCCAGGCTGCCCAGTGTGCTCCAGTTTCCGGGTCAGATTCCTGTTCAAATGCCTGCTCAGTGGACGACAGCAGCGCCGCCGCTGCCGCCCGTGGTATATTCCCGTCATTCGCCATCGCGCCCAGACTCATAAACGCCGTCTGAATGCGACGGATGTCCACCACAACCGCCAGATCAATGCTCATAATTTGAACCCTGATAAATAACCGAATATACTGGTGTTACAGGCACTGTACGCTTAATGGTAAAGTCGGTGTAAACCCCTGAGGGGAGCATGTATGCAGGTTCGACTCCTGCCGGTGCCTTAATCAAGATGTCCCTCCAGCACGTCCATATTGCCCCCGGCAACCGCCGCCTTCAGTGGACCGACGTCCGGCAGACGGTACGCATTAATCAGCACATCCAGCAAATCAGCCTGACGCTTCAGGGCATACGGGGCATTAACCACCACTTTTGCCGTACCTTCACGGGCGCTGACCAGATAAATAAGATTGCTGTGTACCTTATCCCAGAGAACGGCCTGCGGTGCCGCCATCAGCGAGGGCAGTAACTGTAAATCATCAGCCGTCAGCGCCACACCGGTACGCTGATGTTTACTGCTGTCAGTGTGCAGAAGGTTTTTCTCACTGATGACCAGCAGACGCGACGGTGTATTGCCGGTACGCTGGCGAACGGCATCGGCAACGGACTCTGTCATGAACCCCAGCGTCTGGACCGCATTGCCTGCCCGACGGGTGGTCAGAACGCGCTTCGCCCAGACAGAAAATGCCAGCTGGCGCTCCCGGCTGTTGTTGAGCGACTGGACGACCTGCTCACGCAGCTGCGCGTCCTTCGTTTCGACAAGTTTACGGATAAGCGTCTGGTCCGTACCGAACGCCGCCGAGCCGGGGTTATATGACCAGCCCACGTCCGGCGTCATTTTCACACGGCCATTGTCGAACGTGGTGGAGTCAGTACGGAAGATTTCGCCGGTGGTCTCATCAATGCCGGCATCCACTTCATGTGTATGCACAAATGATGCCCCGTAACTGACTTTCAGCCCCAGCGCTTTCATACGTTCAGCAGACAACGCCCTGACGCGGCAGCGACAGCTCCAGCCGTTCGGGGGATAGTGAGTCTGCCAGAAAGGATCGTCATAGCGAAACACCATCCCGTTAAGGGCGGCATGGGCCGGACGGGTCCGCCCGTCCATCACAGCGACATACTGCCAGAAGGGATACGCTTCGGCGTTGTTCATCATCTGCGCATAGCGGCCACTGTTGTACGCGGTGCGCATATTGACGTTGTAGATGGTTGCCAGACGTCGCGGACTGCCCAGCTCAATTTCTTTCGCGTTGCCCTGCGTATCCACCACGATCTGTTTTCCCCACCATCCCAGCTTCTGAAGGCGCGGGGCCAGTGTCCGGGTAAATTCCTGGCGGGTGATGCCATCATGGACAGCGCGATCAACCTCGTCGCGGATAGTGTTCAGTACATCCAGCCGCACAGCTTTGGCAACGGTAAACGCGCGGGCATGGGCTTCAGTGAGTTGCTCATACCAGTTCCAGGTAATGTTGTGCCCCTTGGCGCGAAAATAGGCCACCGCCTCTTTGGGCGGCAGTCGTGCGGCATATGCCAGATCAACTGCCTGTGCCATCAACTCGCCCCCAGATGTCAGCAGTAAAGAGGGCGCGGGTCAGCAGGTCAATCAACGCCGCGTCATCCAGGTCCGGGTAAAGCGCGGCCGCATCCTGCAACGCCGCTTCAGGACCGTGTTTAATGATGGCGGCAATCACCGGTTTCAGTAGTGGATCAATCGCCTGCTGAAGGGCTTCCGGGCTGACGCCGTCGCCCATATCATCAATATCGTCGGTCTGTTTCAGGTCAGTGGCGCTGAGACTGGCCTGCGCAGTAGGATTATCAACCTGGTCGCTGACAGTAAATACCGGCTCGCCGGCAACCGGCTGCGGAATATTGAGCTTCTCCTGGATCCACGACACGGGGACCGGCATACCTGCGGCCAGTTTTGGAATGGCGTCGGCAAACGCGGTCATGTCCTCCGCTTCACCGGTATCGAACACCACACCCGGAAGGCGACGTGGGTCAACCGGCGTCGGACTGTTCAGCGCCAGCATGGGGTAAATCAGGTCGCGGTTGAGGGAGCGAACCAGCTGGCGAATATCAGCATTGCGGATCTCTTTGCGGACCTCGTTATGCACTTCCCCCAGAGAACGCGCCCCTTTTTCACCGGCTTCCGACGTCAGCGTTCCGCCCAGTATCGCTTTGGACATCGAGCGCTCAGCCCAGCCGATTTGCGCCTGGAATGGCTCCGCCTGACCGTCGGCGGCGCTCTGAAACTCCAGTTGCATCCCCATCGGGATAATGCCGCCGGCCCGACGCCCGATATCCATCACCGCCTGCATCAGGGTCGATTTCTCGCGGGACGTGGCCCCGGTCGGGTATTTCCCGACGCGCATCGGCAGACCGTAAATCTCCAGGAACTCAGCAAAATCACGCACAGAGTAATTTTTGAAGATAAACGGCCAGACCAGCGTCCTGACCAGCCCCAGCGTGCCGGCATAGCCTGAACGGGATTTTGCCTGGTGACGCAGCCAGCCGAACGGCTGAAGTTCGACACCGTCCGCGCTGCCATCGCGCAGGCGAAGTTCGTTCAGGTTATCAGAGGGCGTGCAGAACAACGCAGGATCGCGCCAGTGCATCGCCACCGGCACACGCAGTTTTCCCATCCATCCCCATTCGATTTCCTGCATGGAGTAGCCCTTGAGAATGGCGTCGCCGGCATCAAAGATGGCATCCTCAAACCAGGCTGCATCCTGCAATATCTCTTCCAGCATCGCGGCGTCTTTCTTCTCCTGAGCAGATGCCCCGGAAGGCGGCTCAATATGCCAGGGTAAAGACTGTACGGCCAGACGTCGCTTTGACAGCTCCGAGAAAAGGTGCGTGTCTTTCTCTTCCATATCAAAGGCAAGGTCAGCCTGTGCCGTCAGATCTCCGCGTTCGGCATCCCGCAGAATGATGGCGGCGCGGTTCGGCGTGATACCGCTGGAAGGATGCTCCTGGGTACGCTTTGCCACCATCGCCAGTGATTCCTGCGCCGTCTGCAAATCAGGATCAAAATCAAACGGATTACCCGATAAATCCAGAATACGCCCCATTACCAGCATCCTCGCTCAAATTCATGGTAGTCATCATGGGTTTCATCATCGGTCACATCTTCCCGGCGCTTGCCGGGCAGCGCCTGTACGCTGTCCTCGTCGATAACAAAACCATTCATATAAGAAGCCCGAACGGCCATCGCCAGTGCGACCGCAAAGTCACCGTGGCGTTTGCCTCCGGTGCCACTGTCATTCGCGTCTCTGGTTCGCCCTTTATCAATCTGGGGAACGCCGTTGACGACCTTGATATTGAGCAGGTCATCCAGCGTGGTCTGATGGCGGGCAATGGTCAGGTTCTGCGCCTCAAACTCGCCTTTGAGCTTCGGCATCCACTCCTGATACCAGCCTGCGGTGAGATGGACGCTGTCAATCATTTCCGGGCCGTAGACCAGCCGGGCCGCTTCAGCCAGATAACCGCCGTTACCGGTGGCGTCGAAGGCCGCGCCGATAAAGCGAGGTAAACGGGCAAGGATGTACAGCATGATCTGGCGCTGCTGGTCATAGGTGACGTTCTTCAGCTCGACGCGGAAACATTCGCGCTTGTACAGGTCAGCGGTAATTTCCAGCGGCACAAATACCGTCAGGTCGCCCTTGCGGGCAAAGTCTTCCCCGAACGCGTGTTTATGCTGGACGTTGAGCGCGGCCAGTAAGGGGGCCAGTTCTTTTTCACACCATGCGCTGACCTCCGCCTCACGCAGTTCCGGCGACCAGGACTCAAAATCTTCCGGGGCCTCGAAGCGCAGGATCGGAATATCGCGTTCCTGCGTCATGGCCGCTTCAATCAGGACGCGGGAAAGGTAAGCCCCACCGGATTTTTTCGGCACACAACCGTATTCTTCATCGGCGCTCTCTTTGTTCGGGGCGTTACGGTACAGGTCATCGCGCCATTTTTTCTCTGCGGCGGCAGACCATTCCTGACCGGTGACATAGCAGATACGGCGATACAGGCCATCGCTGATGGCATCATCCAGGGTAATGCGGTGCACGGAATAGTCTTTGCGGCCTTCGCGTGAATCCTGAATGTACTGGTTAAACAGATTATCGACGCCGTTATGCGTCGAAATGATACGCACACGGGCATTCCACATGGTGAGGGCGTTAGCGGCTTTCAGCAGCTCATCAAGGGACTCATGGAACGCGGCCTCATCGATGATCACATCCCCCTGAAGGCCGCGAAGGTTAGATGGCCGGGAAGAAAGCGCCTGGATCTTAAAATTGCTGTTCGGGAAGCGAATCATGTACGTCAGAATTTCTTCTTTTTTGTCGCTGTCCCAGAAGGTCTGCTCATACACGTCGGCTTTTGCCAGCTGGTTAAAGGCGCGGGCAAACAGCGCACAGGCGGCGATATACTCCAGCGCCATCTCCTGACGGGAACCAACATAAAAGACATTACGACCACCGCGCTTACGGGGTTTTGCGGCCGTCATGACGTTGCGACCGGCCTCTGCCCAGGTCAGACCGGTACGGCGGGATTTTTCGGCAATACAAATCTGGCTTTCATCGCTGAACCAGCGGGCCTGATAGGGAAGAAACACCGCTTCCGTGTCCGGGTTAATGCTGCCGGCATCGGTGACGATATCCACGCCAAGTTTGCTGGCTTCCTCCTGAAGGTCAATCTGACGGGGGTCAGAAAGCGCCTTCAGGGGCTTGCCCTGCGGATGTTTGTCTTTCACTGGCGACCACCCAGAGAACGGATAACCCGACCCGCCTGATAAGGACCGGTCATCATCAGCATCAGCAAGTACAGCGTCTCAATCTGTTCGATGTCATTCATGCCGTCGTCAGCAAACTGCTTTCTGAGAACCGGATAAAGCTCCAGAGCCAGATCCACAGAGGTTTTGGTCTTCTCTTTCATTGCCATGTTTTTAGTTCCTTCTCAGTCAGATAGCGGAATTTTTCCGGCGTCAGGCCAGCATTGATCGCCTGAGCAACAAGACAACGAAAGCGGTCCGTGACCAGCGACGACAGCACCGCCACCCTGAACGCATCCGCATGGGACTGGTTAAGCCGTGTTTGCCAGTTTTGTTGCATCGTTCCTCCTACGCCTTGCCCAGCAGCACGTTTTTAATGCGCTGTTCCAGTTCTTCGCTCATCCCGTCCTGACCGCGTAACTCTTCACTGACGGCGTTTGCTGCCTCTTCAGCAAACGCCAGGCGGATCTCTTTCTCGCGTTTATGGCTGGACATGGCCGTGGACTCAAGACGCTGTGCCGCCAGCATGGCGTTTTTGATCATATCGACATCAACCGGCGTATTCGGGTCATTGGTCTGTGCCATAAACAGTTTGAATAACTGACCTCGCGCCATTTCGAGGATTAATTTGGTGGTATCGCCCATTGGCTTATCCCCCAGGTCGGCTGTCAGCTGGGATGTTGCCTCACGCAACTGGCGCATACTGTGGCCGACCTGCTCAACGCTGGAGGCATAGCGGTTAAGACCAGAGCGGGACAGCCGCATATCCTCCGGCAGGCCCGCATCGTCAATAAGCGCATTGATCTCATCAAGGATCTGCGCCTGCGGGACGGCTTTGTCGCGCAGCATTTCATGCAGGGTTTTACGGACGTTTTCTGGCAGGAGATCGACCTTACTGGCGCGGCCACGGGTGGGTTTCTTTTCCATCATGGCTCCTCAGCGTGCGCGGGGTTTTTTCACACCCGGTACGCGGGTACGGCCTTCGGCCACATCCTGACCACGGCCGGTAATGGTCACAATAAAAAAGCCGTGCAGGTCTTCCACCGTCACCAGCCCCTGTTCCTGCAACCAGTTTATCTGGGTGCGGACCACATCGCGGGAAACGTTATGGCCGTAAGCATCAAGACAGTCATTAAGAATGGACTCGTTGGCTTCGTTGTTGCAGTCCATCAGGGAGCGAAGGATCACAAGACGGCGGTCTTCAGTCAGAATATCGTTAATCATCAGTTACTCCGGTTTACAGCGTTCTCTAACAGCAGTTCTATCTGGTGAGTCAGCGAGCGGACCTGCTGACCGATCACCTTCATATCCCCGGCCATTTCCGTCATACGCAGGCGGGTTTCCTGGATATCTTCAATGCCGGGCATATTGGCGTACCGGGTTTCCATTTCTGTCAGGCGGTTTTCCAGCTTCTCAACACGTTCGGTACTGGCGAACGTGCGGCGCATGGCCCAGACGATGCCACCGAACGCCACCGGCAGCAGATAAGGCCAGAATCCCATAATAGTCAGCAGGTTCACGTTAACTCCCTGAATCACAGAACGGACATGACGGGGTCATCAGGTCAGTCAGTTCAGCTATGCCGCAACCGCGCCGGCATAATGCGCATATCCGCTTCGGAACAACGGGGGGGATCTGTGGGCCGGGCCAGACATAACCCTGCTGTTGCCAGATATCCCGTAATAACGCTTCAGCCTCCAGAATCGGGTCGGCGTCCATAAACTTCTGTCCTTTTTAAATCCTGCTGACGGGCATCGTTTTTATCCCGGTTACACTGCTCCAGTGCCATCAGCAGGGAAGCATTCCATTTCACGGATGCGCCATAGGAAAACGGCGTCGGTCGTGGGGGAACGGGTGTACCGGTCAGCAGTTCGGTATCAATGGCCGGGGGTATCACCACCACCGGCGCGGGCGCGGGTTTCGAGCCGCTGCAGCCACTCAGCAGCAGCGTCAGGAACACGCTGTTTAGCGCAGTCATCCGAACTGAGGGCAGTATCAATCTGTTGTAGAGCTTCATTGTGCAGGGCCTCGTTTTCACGCCGGGCGGCAGCATTGGCAACCCGGATTGCGCTGAATATATTCAGGGTCTGCTCCTGACTGTGCAGCAGCCATTCGGCGGTATTTCTGGCCTGAGTCTGGGTCTGAAGGTCCTGACGGAGCTGGTGACTGGTGTCTTTCTCGTTATCAAGCGCCACCGCAAACCCGGTAAGGGCCAGCATGCTGACCACGCCATACACAACCAGCACGACATTACTTAAGGTCATCAGTACCCCCGACAGACCAGATAGCCATCTCGACTTCACGGCGGGTCATCAGACCTTTCCATTTCTTGCCACCGGCGAAGACCCAGCGCTGCATCTGGTTTCTGGCACCTTCAAAATCACCGGCATTGAGCTTTTTGAGCAGTGTGGATGAGGTAAACGCGCCAGTACCGGTATTGAATACGAAGGTTGCCAGCGCGGTGCGCTGGTAATCCGTTAATGGCACTTTCACCAGGCGTTTAATGGCGGCGTAAACAGGCTTTAAATCACTGTCGAGCAGGGCCATACACTCATCGTGCGTGTAGGTCCTCATCTGAATATCCGCGCCGGTATGACCCACGCAGACGGTCAGAATGCCTGCCACGTCGCGGTAGGGGTAATATTCAACACCCTCGACATGTACCAGGGTTTCCCGTGTCATCTCCTGATACCCGCCGCCGGCAATGGCGATGGCAAGCAGGGACGCTTTCAGACTGTTGGGGATTTTGGGCATGGACTTATCCGAATGTGGATCACCAGCCGAGAATAAAAAAAAGAGGGATGTGTCGGGGATTCCGGTATCTGAGTACAACCCGCGCTCTCGAGCGCAGCCGGTCGTTACAGCGGATTAATGCGAAAAGAGGTCAGGCTGATGGCGGCGTGTATGGAGTTTACGCTGCCGGGCAATGATATCGTAAATCTGCGTCTGTGACAGGCGGTGTTCCCGACGCAGGGTTTCCAGATTGCGGCCATTGAAGCGCGAATAAATCATATCATCGCGCAGCGCGTTAACCAGCTTATCACCGGAAGGGAGATAATACTGCCGCCCGCCCATATAGTGAGACATCGCCAGCGCCAGTTTGCGGGCCAGCATCCGGTTATCCACATCCACGTTAAGGCGCTTTAATTCTGCCTCCATCACATCAACCAGCGCAACCAGCATCTGAGGCCAGTGGTGTTCCAGCTCGGCCACGGGGATGTTGTCGATATGGTCGAGCAACTGATGGACGGCCGGATCGTGCTCAAAAAGTTCCGACTGTTGTGACATAAACCCTCCTCAAAGTACGTGCACTGCCAGTATACAAAAAATCCCGCACAGTGGCGGGACGGGTACTCACATTACTGGTCGCGTTTACAGGGGTGTAACTTGAAAAACTTTATATCGTCATGCATGTAGAGTTTTTTACCTGATTTATCCACGACAAAGAATTTGATGACAGCAGGGTTACGCATTGAAGCAAAGGTGTACGAAGTACCATGTACAGCGATTTCCTTGTCATTCTCTGGTGATGGCGGCTCTGTTTGCACGTAAGTATCACCATCATCCAGATTCTGCCAGGACGTTAAATCAACCCCCATATGTAACCGTATGCCATTGCAGGCCCAGAACCCAGAGGCCGGGTCTTTTTTCACCGCTGTCTCAGCGGAGGTATCAACGCCCATTTCTTTCAGTTTTGCAGCAGCCAGTGTTTCCATATTGACATCATCACTTTTACTGGCTGCCAGCCCTGAGAAGCTTACTGCCAGTAAGGTAAAAGCTATCAAATTTTTCATGAAAATCCCTCTAAAAAGAAAGAGTAAAGATAACACGCATCTACTTTGATTGCAGTTGTTGATACCGTTCGCAAGTACGCTCATAGGTCGGTTTCAGACCGTTATCCGGCAGATGTTCAAGCATGCAGCGCATATGCCATTTTTTGAGGGTTTCCAGAACTACACCAGCATGCTCTTCACGAAGCCATACCAGTCTTGCCACGCCTTCGCCGCCATTGTGATGCCGTGTAATGCGCTTAACATAGGCATCAATAGCAGAATCATCATTGCGGGTGACAAAACCCTGACGATGCATCGCTGACCAGATTGCCCGTATTTTCCCGGCAATCCCCGCAGGTACAGCAGGCTTTGGTCTGGACACGGGGCTAAATCCCCGTGTTTTCATCGTTTCGAGCACCTTCTTCAGCTGGGCGTCGCTCATATCCCGACAACTGCTTTTTCCCGGCACCACCGAAGCAAGCATGGAGCGATAAGTCTCATCATCCAGACCCAGAGAACGACGGGCCACATGGATCAGCTTAATGGTGTTAGCCCGCATCTTTCATTACCTCGCTGAGGGGAGTTAAAAGCGCCAGACCGTCAATTGTGCGGAACTGACGGACCAGCGACGCAGCGGTACTGAAGTGACACACGCGGTATTCCACCACTTCATGCACATACGCATTTTCTTTCCGCTTCAGCCAACGCTGCCCGTCTCTGGTTTTGGACGCACGACGAATGATTGAAGCGCCGGGTTTATAGGTCTTACGACGCCACACAAGCTCAGTCACCGGGCGGTATTCATCATGCTTTTTCCAGCCCCACGCCTCGCAGCGAATATCATCAATCCAGACAATCAGTGCGGTCTTGTTCTCAGAGATAAATGACTTCATGACGCTAATTATTTCGCCTGAAGGTAACTGAAATTTTACCTGACAATACAGGTCGCCCAGCGTGTTCTGGATACCTTTCCACTGTTCTTTTGAAATAGTCATAGCTGCTCATCCTCTTTATACAGACCCGGTTCCCGAAGACGTTGAGGGATCTGACTGGTCCGCAGGCAATCATTGACGCTGATAAGGCCGTGAGCACTCAAATAGCGCATTGCTGCGTCCGGCAACTTGCTTTCAGGGCGGGCGCTTCGTAACGAGAAGCTAAGCCGCTTAATCAGCATCACCAGTTCCTGCTGTGTTTTTTCATTCATTATGCTGACTCCCTCAACGCAACCATTCGCTGATAAAGCTCTGGCGCTTTACCAGTGCCGCTATCAAGCGCTGTCTTATAAAGGAGGGAAAGCTCATCCCAGCGCTTCAGGTACGGCGCTATTGGCGGATACACTGCGCTGATACGCGGGAAGGCATCGCGTATGGCGGGAATTTTTTCAACCAGCCGCCAGCAGCGCCCAAAGTCCGAAGGGTCGAGCGGAAATCTGAAATGCCCTGATTTAGCGCCAAGCCAGATGGCTGCCATAGTTTCGCTGCTTAATCCGGTGTCATCACCGACGAACCACTGACCAATTTCAGCAGCAACGAGAAGCCGGGATGCGAGTTCCCCCGGCCAGCCGTTACACTTCGCAGCCTGACGCAGGAATCCTTCATCAATAACCGACTCATATTCTTTAAACGGTTGCTCCCCGGACAGCGGTACAGCACCTTCTTCTGGATACAGAAGGGATTCAATAAGCGGCCCCTCATAAGGCTCCAGCCCTTCCTGTGGGCTACCTGCAATCATGCCGGTGCGGATACAAAATTCTTCGTCAAGCTCATCGTTTACAGGGTCAACACAGACATCCAGCCCGGCAAACTCCGCCGCTTCGAGTATCTGGCGGGCAGTCAGGATCAGAACTGTATGCCGCTGGTTGCGAACGGTCTGGATCGCGTCCTGAACCATATCAGGGAGAAATTCTTCTTCCACATTCAGCTCAAGGCCATTAATGGCTCTGACCAGGCAGTTAATAGCGTCATTTCGCCATTTGATTTCATCGTTATAACGCTGCATTTCTTCGCTCATTTTCGGCCCCCGAAATATCCCTTTTTAACTTTCAGATAAAGAACATCCCACCAGTCAAATACAGCCCACATCACGACCAGACCCAGTCCAAGAAGGAGCGTAAAAGGCCAGGCAAGACCGAAAACAACCGCAATGGACGAGTCTTCCGGCTTATCGTGGCTGTATTTGCCATCAAGAGCAGAAACCAACAGGTACGTAAAAAACGCGAAAATAAGGTAAATAATGATGCCCAGTAATATGTTCACAGGACTGCCCCCGTATCGAGTGGCAGATACCGCAGAACGTGAGCGTCGATAATCCTGCCTGTGGACCAGCACTGTATATGCATTAACCGGACATCAATCAGCGCAGGGACAAACTGGGGAAAACCCTGTTGTTGCAGCCATGAATCTGTCTCAGCGATAACAAATACGGTCTCACATGTACGAATACCGGTTGCCAGATTCACAACCCATTTGGGCAACACGGTCCCCTCAACCCATTTATATGAGCAGCGGCGGGATAACGTACCGTCAGCCGGGGGAAGCGTATAAAAACCGTTGCGCTCCGACAGTTCACCACCGTCCACGGCACGACGAAGGACGGAAATCAGTTCCTGGGCGCTTTTGCCTGTCATACTCACCAGTTGCAGGCAGGTCATTTCGCCTTTTTCCGTAAGTACGGATTTGATGCTGTCTATCATGCTCTTTCTCCCTGACGGCTTTCTGCCTGCTGTTGCTCCCGAACCATGCCCTGTGCCGCCTGCATCAGCGCAGCGATACAACTACGCGTTCTGGCTGCGGCCAGACGCTTGCTGGTCACTTTGTCCAGGTAAAGCGCCTGTGCCAGCTCCAGCTGTTCCAGTGCTTCCTCCAGCAGGGAAGATACAGACGGACCGGAGGGTGATACTGCCGGGCATTCCACTCCAACACGCTGCGAGAGACGCGCCAGCTTTCGGGTTTTATGATGTTCAATCATGTCGTTCATCCCGTTGTGACGGAGCTGCTCAATCATGATCTCCACGTCGGCAGCTTCTTCCGCGATACGATTACCATTGGCCTTGTGGTTAACAAAACGGGTGCAGACAGCGGCCAGTTCGTTACATTCTTCAGCGGTAGCCAGGACCTGACTGTCATAGCCCCAGAGCGCCAGCGCTGCGTCGAAAACAAGAGGCTTATTCATCGTCTTCATCCTCCATGTCGTCATCTGCCGGTTTCATGGTGATCGGAAAAGGCTGGAACTGGAGAAGAGCCAACTGAACACCAATTCGGATGAAGCGGGCTTCTTTGGTGTCTGCACCAAATTCCAGCACCTCGCTTTCACCCATTTCCAGACGAATATCAGCGTCCTTGTTGTCAATAATCATCTGGCATTTTTCGACGCGGTTTTGATGCCATGCCTTCAGGTCGATAATCATCGAAATAAATTGTTGTTCGTTCATAAAATATTCCTTTTGTCGGATTCGGCGCGAACGAAGCCCTGACGCAAGCGCCGTATTTAAATTGATGTCAATTAAACGGGTGTTTTAAATATCAGCAGTCTGTTCAAATGGAATAATAGAAAAATCCTCAACCCCTGATTTAACGGTTATACCTGCCACACCCGCAACGGCCAGTGGTTCGTTGAGGATTGCCTCTTTATTAATCTCCTGTTTGGTTCGGATGAATCGCGACAATCCAAGACGAAGCAAAGTCTCCATGACCGCATCAGGCCCACGGACTGCGACAGAAGGTGGACGAATACGCCACTGAATATCACCCGTCACCAGATTGGCCGTCTTGACTTTACCGTTACTTGTCAGCTCATCACGGTTAGCTTCACACCAGCCCTGAACACCCTTAGAAAGGATTTCAACATCCGTTTTCAGTGGCTTGATAAGGCCTGCATACTTTTCGGTAATGACCGCAATTTCATCATTCATCGCTGATTCCAGGCGGGTAGCCTCCCGCTGAAGGTCCCCGATTTTGCGAATATCTGCAATGACCGCCTCCTTTGACTGAGAGACATAATTTGCCGCTGCGGCTTTAATTCGTTTGGGTTTAGATACCATTCTTTTTCTCCTGATAAATAATCTGAGTGGTAATGTTATTTCCACTTATAACCTTAAAATATACGCTGCCGCAAAATGGGCAGGACGTGAATGCATCCCATTGTTCCCCATCGCCGGGTATCATAGTTTTAACCTGACATTCACAGGCCGGGCATTTGTAGAGGGCTAATGGAACAGACTGAGCCTCCAGATAAATAACCCAATTCAGATATCGCTTAATACGGGTACTTTTATCCATAAATTATCTCCAGATAATCCGGCAACCATTAAAACTGGCGACCCACACCGAGCGAGTTCCGTTTTTATCACGTTCACAGATGTGTTGAGCGGTCTTCACAAGCTCAATCGGCGGACGACTCACCACAACCATAGGGCGACACATGAACACGCTGAAAGACTCAACGCTGCTACCATGTTGATGTAACCACTCGCGGGTTTGTTGCAACATACGCATGTGATCAGAAATACGTTCGGGGATCATGATTCAGCCCCCTTATATTCGCAGCCGAGGTCTTTGATGGCCGAAATAATGTGTGACGTCGCCAGCGGTTCACCCATCGCAAGCGCTTTTGTGGATGCCAGCTGGAGCGAGTAAAACACCATACGCAACGCGCCTGGCTGTCGGGCTATCCAGTTGATAACCTGCCGGGCATCCAACGTCAGCCCACAGGCGTCAGCAATGGCATCAATATCCGCCTGAGTAGCTTTTTCGATCACAACCCGTGCGGCAATACGGGAAAAAAGACGGGCAAAATCAACATTACGGCTCTCATTCCCGGTCAGACGTTTATAGACGTTATGGTTGCCAATCAGCACCAGCCCCACCTGCGATTCTTCCTGGAGTATTCGCAGTTCTTCCAGCGTTTCATAGCCCAGACGGTCAGCCTCATCGACAATGATCAGTCCTTTTTTGCCTTTCAGTTCATCGCGTACCTGACGGTAAAGGAAGTCGGGGCGATAGACCTGCGGCTCTTTGACGCCAATGGCCTGCGCGATGGCATAAAGGCAACCCGCAACCTTGACGCTGGAACGGGATACCGTGAATGTCCAGACGTTCGGGCGGGATGCAACGAAGCGGTCCCGTGCGGTGGTTTTGCTGAGTCCGGGGTTTCCATAGACGACAGCAATACTTTGCGTCAGCTGGGCATACTGGAACGCGCCCCAGATATCTTTAACGGTCGGCGTGACGACAAATTCCGGCATCACCGGCAGTGAGTGACGCTCTGTATTGCGGTTTTCCAGCCATGCGGCCAGCGCGTCAGCGACAATCTGGCTGTTACCGCGATAGGTTCCACTCAGGAACTGGGACAGTCTGGATGCACTGACACCTGATTCGCGGGCAATATCGGCCATTACTGCACCGTCATTTTTCAGTACAAGAATATGCTCGCGAACGGTTTCAATATTCGCCTGGATTTCAGTTGTCATATCATTTATCCTTTTTCGAAATATGTTGTTTCTTTAATTAACTGACGGTCCGGCAAGACCGTCTTTTTTATTTCATCAGCTGCTGCTGGTACACGCTCTCCATATAGTCATTGAAAGCACTGTTATCCTGTGACTCTTCAGCTACGGGCTGCGGTTTTCTTGCCATATTTCCTGTCACAGGGAATGCCACAACAGGGCGGGCGACTGTGGCCGGTACTTCTGGTTTTGACATAAGTTCGGAAAGCTCCAGGATATCCATCTGTGTCTGCGCTTTTGCCACCTTCTTCGCGGCTTTGATTTTCTGCGTTTTGAGACGTTTATGTTCACGTGCGGCCTGAGTGTCGCCAAAGGCAGCGGCAACGTCGCAGACAGCCTGACAGATGAAATTACCGTCAAGGTCATAGCAAAAAACATCACCGTGAAGGTTGCGTGGGTCAAAACGCACCACGACTTTTTTCACCGGCGCGCCCAGCAGGGCCTCTGCTTTATAGACGTTCTCCTGATTCTGGATCTGACCGCCTGATTTGAGGGTAAACGTGCCGTCACGACGAACGGTGGTCGCTTCCGAGCACAACATCAGCATGCGCAACTGCTCCTGTGGCAGGAACTGGTGAATACGCTGCTCATAACTGGCTGCAAATGCCTGGTCAAACGACAGTTTTCCACCGCATATCTCAGTTTCACGCCCCACAATGGCATTCCACGTGGCGATGCCGTCATCCAGTGCCTGGAGGAAGGTTTCAACCGGAATCGGGCGGGTTTTATTACCCCGGACGTTCTTTTTGTACTGGTAATCAGGTTTGGCTGTAGGATTCGGACCTGTCCAGGCTCCGGCACAGGCCGGGTGTTTATCAACATATTCACCCACGCCACCGGCGTTAAAGGCACGTTCAATCGGCTTTGCCTGACCATTACCGTGACCGTATTCGACGGTCGTCCAGTGCAAATCAATCCCCAGCATCGGAATAATCCCGATGGGATCGTCTTCACGCACTTTGAAGCGATAGCGGTTAGGAACGCCGGCCGTCAGGGATTTGTTGGCCGCTGCGCGGGTGTTATCAATAGTGATATGCTGTGGACGCCCGTATTTGTCGATCACATCCAGCAGGGAATAGCGAATGGCGTCCGTGTTTTCGCTGATGTCGGTGTAATAGCCCACAATCTTACGGCTGTACACATCCTGCCAGAACCATGTTTTAGGCCGGCACTCCTCGCCGTTGTGCCAGATAACCCAGACGTTATGCTTGTAACCATCACCGTTCAGCCACTCACCGGCGCTCATATTAGCGACGGTACGGCGTTGCGCCGGATACAACTGAGAAAGTGCGTATTCACCTTCGCGAAGCAGAACACGGGCCTCCACAGGAATTTCTTTAATGCGGCGACTGACCGTATCGTATGACGGGATCACCCAGCCGGTTTCCTTCGCTTTCTTTTCCAGACGCAGGTAGCAGGCGGTCAGCGAGGGCTGCTCCAGTCGCAGGTAATCTGTCTTGATCCACTCCCACGCATCCTCGTCGAAATCGGCTTTACGGGTACAGGCCGAGCCGGTAGTGATACGGGTATCCATCAGAGCTGGTCCCCAGTCACTACGGGGGTGATTGCGGGTCCGGCGATACCAGGTACGCAGAGTGTTTTCAGAGATACCGAGTTGTTTACCTGCCAGCGCAGCTGACTGACGAACGCCCAGACCACTGTTAACCAGTTCGGTCATCAGAATAACGGCTTTTACCCGTTCCTGTGCCTGTTCCCGCTGGGTTGTGCCCGCACGTTCCCAGTTTTGCCAGAGCTTCTGGCGAACCGGATCAACCTGCTTTTGCGGCAACTGAATAACACCGGCAGAAGTTTCAATCTGATTATGACGGAGCAGAACTTCAGCCCGGATATGTGCCGGAAAAGCACACACATTAAATTCCACCGCTTTACTGCCTGCACGTTTGCGGGTCAGCGCTTCATTACCTGCAACAAAACTTTCCAGCTTCCGGCGAACGTTGGGCGCACCAGCTGGTAATCCGGCAACGCCACAACAGTCCTGGACAGTGACCCATAAATCAATCATGTAATCCTCCCTGTGATTCAGCTCCTTTTGCATAACGACTGGGCCAGATTTCGCCAGGCTCAACGCCAATCACGCCAGCCACAATGGCCTCGTACTTTTTGCAGTGGAAACGAAGCACATTGCGCAGGCTGTCTGACTTCAGACCAGCTTCACGGGAAAGCCGGCTGAATGTCGTCCCGCGCTTACGGACAGCAGCTTTAATATCCTCTGCATGCCAGTCTTGGTTTTTTGTCTGCATTCTGCGATCCTTAAATGTTTACCGATTCCGGCAACCGAAAGGCGTTACCGGTTCGAGAGTAAAGATACGATCAAAAAGTACATGAGTAAAGTGCATTTTGTACTTTTCTTTTTTGGTGTGCTTTTTGAGGAGTTAGCTGTAGGTGACTTGCAACAAAGGCTTCCGCTTAATTGGTTTGTTTTTAACCTAAAAAACAAAACATACTTTTAATGGGATGATTTAGACTATGAAAAAAACATATTTTCTTAACGAGTGGTTTACCGTCCAAGACTGCTTAGGGCTTCCTTTCTTCCCAACATCTGCGAACAACATTCGAAGAAATCTTGAAAAAATGGTGAAGAGCACACCAGGAGCAGAATCAGAAAAAATGAGGAAAAAACCTAAAGGAAAAGGATATGAGTACCACAGATCCATTCTGCCTCCACACCTGCTGGATGCAGTGGCTATAGGGCTTGAGAGAGAGGATTCTTCTATTGCCAACCCTTGCCCCCAAACCCATGCTGTGGACAATTTTGCTGTATGGTCCATGATTTATAACAAGCTAACGCCAAGGCAACAGCAGCGGGCCATTGATTTGTTTTTTGAGGGTGGGATTAATGCTCTACTGCCGACAGTAGTCTTTGACGTTGCTACTGATAACAATGGCGAACAAGAGATTTTGCGCCAAGGTCATTCCGTTGAAAGCACCAACTCGACGCCAAAGGTAAGTACGCGCAGTAAGAAAGCTAGCTGA